CGTTTACGCAAGCAACAACACCTTCTGCTAATCCATTCTTACAAGGTATAGGTGCTTACACAACATTGTCACAGATCGCACCTTTTGGTGGCGGTGCTTCTTCAACTAAGGGTTAGGCATGGTTGGTATATTTGACGCACTAGGATTTAGAACTGAAAACATTAAGAACCCCAATCCGTTAACGGTTGATGTTAATCCTAGAATAGATACAAAAGTACCTAATTCTGAGACTGTTCTTAATTTAATAAAAGCAACTAATAATCCTATGGCTATCAAAGGATATGGTGAACAATTTTATGGTGTGAATAAAGATATAAACAAAGCCTTAATTGCTAAAGGTTATAAACCAAGTTCAGGCATGACTACTCAAACACAACAGCCTATTGTTTCTAATTTAGGTCAGATAGATGTAACTGTGCCAGGTGTAGACAAAGCATCAACTTTTGATGCAGGAATAGCAAAGTTACCTATAGGTATAGATTTTGAAAATGTAGCTGGTGGATTACAAAACTACATGAATGAAATAAAAAATTTAAGTAAACTTAAAACAGTAGATAAAGGTGAAGGATCTGAAAGTATTATTGTGCCTGGACAGGGTGATAAAAGTGCTGGACTTGGTGGAATAGGTTTTGGTGGCGACACTGGATCTGGTGCTAATAAAAGAGCAGAGCTAGAAGCTAAGATACTTGAAGATCAACAAGTAGCAGAAGAAGAACGAGGTATTGCTGGAGAAATAACAGGTGATGAAATAGGAGCTACAGATCCTGCGGATGCTCCTAAAAGTAAATTTCAACAAAATCAAGATAGTTTACAAGAATTATTTAAGTCAGCTATGGATGAACAGAAACAATTGTTCGGTGATTTAGCAGATGAAACTGGTAACAAAACTATAGAAGACTATAAAGCTGACTTTCAAAAAGCTACAGGTATAGACGTATCAGGTGAGCCAGATAACAAAATGGCACTCATGTCTTTAGGATTGTCCTTAATGCAAAACAAAGCAGGTAAAGGGTTTAACCTTAGTAACATACTTACATCTGTTGGTGAGGCTGGCGAAGCTGCTATGCCAGCGTTTCAAAAAGCTAAAGACGATGCTAGAGCGGGTCAAATTGCTGCTGGTAAGTTTGCTCTACAACAAACACAAGCTGATGAAAAAACTAAACTAGCGTTAGCTAAAGAGAAACGATTAGCTCTTAGTGCGTTAAGCAAAGAATTTAGAACTAAAGCAGAGAATAGATTCTTAAAGAAAGAAGATCATTTAAATCAAATGGAACAAAAAGAATTAACTGAAACAATTAAACTTAGAGCAGCAATGATAAAAGCTGGTTCTGAAGCAAATCAGTTAGCTGGTAAAGGTTTTGACGTTGAGCCTATAGATGGACAAAAACAATTAAAATATAAAAAGGCTTTAAAAAAGAACGCAACAGGAGATAGTATAAGCGTTTTTGTAACAGCTTCAGAAGATATAAGAAGATTCAAAGATGCTAATTTCAATATAAGTAGAGCAAGAGCTAGATTAGGTGGATTAAAAGAAATAGTTGGAACTTTTTTAAAACCAGGAACAGTTCCAATTGTAAAAAGAGTTGGAGATCAACTTAAAAATTATGCAATAGCATTTGGAGTGAAACCTGAAACACTTTTTGAAAATAATAAAGTAGTTGGCATAGACAAAAATGGTAACATAATAAGAAAGAAAACTAATGTTTCAGATACAGAATTAGCTGCGTCTATTAGAGATTCTTTAATACTTGAATATAAAAAGTTTTTAACACAAGAAACAGGAAATGGAATATCTAACCAAGATGTTTTAAGATTAGAAAAAGCAATAGGTAAATTAGATATTTTTGGCAACCCTGCGGCTGCAATTTCAAAAATAGAAGAAATAGATGGAATATTTCAAAAAACTCAAGATCAAATTGGTAACGTATTTACAGCATTTAGAGATAAAGATAACTACATGACCACAGGACAATATGAAAAAGCTATGAATATTTTAGGTGGAGATGGAGATAAGCAAGTTTACAAATTTGGAAAATCAGGAAAATCATTTAATGTAAGAATGGGTCAAAACGGAAGAATGATTTACAGTTTGAAGACAGAGTAAGGATTAGTTATGGCTTTAATAACAATTGAATTACCCAATGAATCTTTTGATGTTGAAATAGAAGGCGATCAGCCTAATGAAGCTGAACAAGCTGCCATTGAAAGTTTGATAAGACAAAAAACTTTAGAGACTAAAACTTCAAAAACAGAAGAAACAGTAGAAGAAGCTCCTAAGTTTGATACTGGAACTGGTATAAGCAGTGGATCGTTAAGAGCTGCTTTATCTATGGCAGAGAATAATGAAGAAGAAGAATTAATATTAGCTAAGTTTGGTATAGAAGAAGGCGAATACCTGCGTGACAATCGTGGAAGATTAGCTCTTACACCTGAAGGAGCGGCAAAAGTAGGTCAAGAAATAACTCAAAACACATTAATAGATGAAGAAGGATTTAGTCGTTATGACTTTGCTGATCTTGCCAGTATAGCTCCAGAACTTATTGGTGGTGTTACTGGTGCAATCAAAGGAGCGGCTGCTGGTTCATTTATACCTGGTCTTGGAACTATTTTAGGTGGTGCGATTGGTGCTGGTTTAGGATCAGGAGCAGGTCAAGGTGTTGAAGAAATAATAGAAGGTCTTGCTGGTGTGTCTAAACAATCAGCAGCTTCAATTGCAGGAGACATAGGAACAGAAGCAGCTATAGGATTTGTTGGTGATCTGACATTTGGTGTGGCTGGTGCTTTGTTTAAAACTGCTAAAGGCATGACTTATGGATTAAAAGAACTGCCACCGCAAGAAGCAAAAGCGGCAGCAGAGTCAATAGGATTAAAAGTACCTGTAAAAGATCCTGCGGGAGAGCCATTAAAAGTATTAGATGAATTAGGAAAGCCTGTTAAAAATGCAGATGGCACAGATAAAATGTTGTTAGATGCTCAAGGTAATCCCGTAATAGGAAGATATGAAGATGCTGGATTAAAACCAAGTTTAGCGGCTATCGGAGCATCAGGTATTATATCAAGAAAAGAAAAGATTATTGAAAAAGTTATAGGTCCTACTCAAAAACAACAAGAAAACTATCAAAATATGTTAAAACATATTAACTATTTTAAAGGTTTAACTGGAGATGCTGGGGAAACATCCGCAGAAGAAGTAGGAGAAATATTAGCTAAAGGTGTCCAAGAAGAAGGAGCAATATTAAATACTGTTACTCAGGACGCTCAAAAAAGTGTATTGGAAACTTTAGATGGAATTGTTAATACTTTTGGCAAAGCTACAACAAAAGATGTTCAATTAAATGATGAAATATTCGATATACTAAAAAAATCATCTGAATCATTTGATGACTTAAATACTACGTTATTTGCTAATATTGATGATGTTTTAGAAGACACAATTGGTGATGCTGCTTTTATAAATACAGCATTGTTAAAAGGATTAGCAAATAAATTACAAGCAAAAACATCTTCAGCAGCTATATTTGATGCTAATATTGGAGCGGCTAAATCAACATCAAAAGCTGGTGTTGCTAAAGCATTAGTAGATAGTATTAATAGTTTAGGTGAATATACAAGTTTTTCTCAATTATATAATTTAAGAAGTGCGATAGGTGATGCAGCCAGAGTTACTGGAACAAAAAATGGCGGTAGATTTTTACAAAAAGCACAACAAATTATAGACAGTAAATTAACCAGTAAAAATTTTAAAGCTGAATTAGCTGATTTTACTCAAAGAACAGGGAAACCTATAACTGGAGATTTAAGAACACGACTAGATGATGCGGCAAACAGTCTTGATAAATCAAGAGCTTTCTATGCTAAAGGAACAGATTTATTTGAGACATTGGGAGATCATATAAATGTTAAATCATTAAATAAATTAATTATGGCTGGTAAAGACCCCAACGAAAATTTTGCTAAAAAACTAATAAGAGACGGAAATCCAAAACCATTACAAAGTGCTTTAAATGCAATTAAAGGAATGACACAACGATCCGCTGATGATGTGTCTCAAGATGCTTTATCAGGAGTTAAACGAGCTGAAAGATTAAGAGGTAGGTTAGCTAATAGTTGGATAAGAGAAGCAATGGATGATGCCACTGGTAAAGTTGTTGGTGAACTTCCAGATGATTTGGCTTTCTCTGGTGTTAAGTTTTCACAAGCTATAGATAATTTAGGAGCGACTGCTGATACTTTATTTGGAAGTCAGGCAGGTGCAGTAAAATCACTAGCTAAACAATTAAGAATGACATCTAACTCAAAAATGACTCCTGAAGCCGTAAAAAAAGCAATTGATGAAGGTGCGCCTAAAGATTTAGTAGATGCTTTACGAGAAGTAAATATAGCTCAAAGACAACTAACACAGTTTGAAAACAACTCTGCTTTAAAAGCATTGAACAATGAAAGTATAACACCACTAATAGCATCAGAAACATTAGCGAAACCTAGTGCTAAAGCTGAATCTGTTGAAGCTGTTATGAAGTTTTTTAAAGATAGAGCTGATAGAGCTGTAGGCAAAGATCCAGCATTATTAACAAAAGCTCAAGAAGACCTGGCTAAAATGCAAAACTTTTATATGAACAATGTATTAAAAGATTTTGGTGGTGATGCTTTTATTGATGGGTCTTCTATGAAGGCTTTTGCTAAAAGTTTTAATGAAGGTGGAGCAAACGGTAAGTTTCGTTCTGTATTTGGAGAAGAAACTGGTCTGCAATTAGAACAGTTTGGTAGAGCATTAAATACTTTAACTAAACAAGCTCAAGGTGGTGATCTTATAGCTGCTAACATTGCATCTGCACCTTTTCAGAATATAGGCAAATTAGCTAACTTTAGCATTGTAGGTAGGTTTCTTTTAAACAAACCTTATTTCAGTAGATTTATGAATGATTATAAAAGACAAGCTGCTGGTCAAAAAGATCTTAGCAAAGCTAAATTGTTCTTGAGCATGTTTACTGAAGCAATGGCTCAATTTAGCGCACAAGCACCTGGTCAATTGATGCAAGAAGTTGTAAATGAGGGTACAAAACAATTATCGGCTGTTGCTGATAATGCTGGATTAACTTCAGAATTACAAAATTTAAGGTCAAGTTTGGAAAAAGGCGTTAACCAAAACCGAACAAATGTTCGGAATCAAACACCAGCAGGTACAGGAATGAACGTACAACCTGCATCAACTAATACAGGAATTGGAGCTATAGACGTTACTGATCCAAGTACAGCGTTAGCTTTAGGACTAAGCCCATCAATGCAAGCAATAGCCAGTAGGAATCAAACAGCATGAATATAGACGAATTAAGAGAAGAATTAAAAGAAGATGAAGGTTGTAAGTACGAAATTTACTTAGATCATTTAGGTTTGCCCACATTTGGAATAGGTCATTTAGTTACCGAATGGGATGAAGAGTATGAAAAGCCAGTAGGTACACCAGTATCAGAAGAAAGAGTTAATAACTGTTTTAAAGTGGATGTTGAAGGAACTA